TCATAACAATTTGGAAACCACAGAGAGTTCTCAACTACAAACTCAGGTGTAGCTTGCAGTATAAGGTCGTAGTTTCCTTCGTTTGCTGTTTTCAGGTATGAGTCCAACCCTTTTACATGTGCGTCTATAGACCACAACAACTTCTTTGTTTGCACCTTTGCTAGACTTGGAACCCAGCCAGTTTCATCGTAATTCTCTAGATTGATGATAAAGTCATATGCTTCATAGTCTGGTTCATAGTTGTAGTTGTCATGACCTAAACCCCAAATGTCAGCCTCTTGGCCGTGATACACAAAGGCACGTTGAGCACAGAAACACTCTCTAAAATTACGGTTGCCTTCATGTCTGCCGTTTTCTTGTATAATTAAAACTTTCATATAAATTTAGTTATCCTTTCTTCCCAGCCCTGACCGGGGCCGTCCCCTTCGTATTGAGGTTCAGTAGTATTCCATCCGTGAATCCATTTTCTAGGATGGCCTTCCGGTAAATTCGTTTCATCGTCATAAGTAGCCTCAAACAGTTTCCGTTTCTCCTCGCTTAACCTTTCTATATACGCTCGTCTTATGGGGTCAAACACATAAAGCTTATCCATGTTTCCGGTTTGCCTACACGCTGCAAGCACGTTATTGTGAACTTGGACATGGTGTGGATGGCCGTACTCACCCTTTGCTCCATGAGTTAATATCTCGTCCCAATCCTCGCTTTTTATTTTATTTAAAATGGGTGTAAATATATCACCAAGTATAGGCAAGTTAAATCCAGTGTCGTCAAATGGCATGAGTTCGACCTTAACATCCAGATATGAGGATACGCTTTCTAAAAGCATAGGTGTTCTAAACTTGCTTTGGCTATCTGGAGTTACCATGCACATAATTGACCACTGCCCTTTTTCTTGCAGTAACTTTTCTCCAGCAAATATTACTTCGTCATCGGCGTGTGCGGTAATCATTAACTTCATTGTTTTTTCCTTAAGAATCTAACTTCCCAAACAGTGCCATGAGTTGGACACTCAATGGTCTCTATCTGCTTATAACCCATAAAATCAACAAGTTCAAAGTGTGGATATACTGTTTTTTCAAAGTTAACAATGTATTCGGGATCGTCTTCTATACTATCTCCGTGTAGTATCCACATCCCGCCATCTTTTAGCAATCCCAGAACATTATTAACGTATTCCTGTTGGCTTACCTGTGAGAATCTTGTTCCGTTCCAACACATAACACCAATATCAAAAATTACATCGAAGGATTGTTTTTGCTCAGGATATTTAGATAAAGCTTCCTGCATAGTCGAATACAAGAATCCGTCATTTGTGTCCGATGTTTTATTTGGATCTAGCTGCCAATACTCTACGTTGTTGTTGTCTATAAGCTCTTTACAAACTGAGTTGTAATCTTCTACGCCAACATCTAAAACTTTACCAAAGTCTAGGTGCTTACCAACATCTTTATAGACTTCTTTAAGAAAAATCCTATCTGTTATTGTCTCCCACCATTGTTTAGACATTATACCACTCCATATTTCCTGTTTTATTATACCATATAAGTTTAGAGTCGATTAATAATGATTTATTGAAGTAGAACAGGGTGTCCATACAAAAATCATAATCGTAGGAAACATCCATTCCCCACTCCCAGTTTATCACATCTGTGACGCTTTTTAGTATACAAAGAGACCCACCTGTTATGTCTACGTCAAAACCGCTTCCATAAGGTAGAGAATTTCCTTTCGGACCATAAACTTTTCTTGGTCTGTTTTTTCTAATACGATCTTTTTGATCCCAAGACACAAAGTCTGGGAAATACATGTTAAACATAGCTTGTGACTCTATACCCTTTATTTGCGTGATTGGGTAAAAACTCTCATCAAAAGAGTACGAATGATTTAAATGGTTTATTTCATATTGATCAAATGCATTGCTTACTATTTCAACCCTCTGTGGGTGTGCTAGGTCGTCAGAATCGTTATATATGATAAGTTCATTACTAGCGACTTTTGTTCCCTCGCCTCTATTTGGCCCTTCTGGAACTACTCTATTGTGAAGAATTATCTCTATGTTCTCAAAATACTGAGAGTACTTACTCTTTAGCGTACGTATCTCTTCCTTATTTACCAAATGTCCATTAGCGATAGATACTACAATCTCTTCTGGCTTCATCGTTTGGTCTACATAGCTTAAAAATACCTTGTCTAGATATTTAAAGTGTTTATCTGTTGATGGAATTACTACTGATTTTTTCATTGATAATTCACACAATCTGGATAGGGTAAGTCTTGGTCTATTTTATTGTGATGTTTAAGAGTTAGTGGGTGGAGAATGTTGCCACAAATTACAGCCCAAGGAATAGGATACTTTGACTTTTCTCCAGTCTCCGGTATAACGTAGCTGTGTGCATCTCTAGCCCACTGTGAAGGATGCTCTTTTAGTTCTGGAAGATATTGATCCATTTTCTCGTGCAGTCCGTCCAGCCATTGTTGGGTCAGTTCGCTTTTTGCTCTGAATATAAACCCGCCGTTGCCTATTAGTTTATCCCAGTTTGCTCTAACGTGCATGGAAGACCAGTTACCGCTTTCATCAAGTGTAAAATCTCTGCAAAACACAGAGTCGTTTGGGTCTAATCTGCACCCCTCGATAAATGCCACGCCTCCAACAGATGCTTCGCCGTAACCTATTCCAAGAAGATCTTTGTTGTCTGCCATTCTCTGAAGATACGGCTCCCAAGACACTGGTGTGGCTTTTACGTCAGAATAACCACCACCAAAGTTGTGCATGAAATATGCTTTTAAATAGTCACCCTTTTGTATAGGCGACAGATATTGATATCCCTCATGAATGTCGTGAAGTAAATCTATTTCTTTGTTGGTTACTAATCTTACGTCACATCCACTGTTGGTCTCGCAGAATGAGTCAAAGGCACCCTTTCGAGTTCCAGACATCTCATTATCGCCAGTCCAAAACATCCATATTGTTTTATTTAATATGTGGTCTGTCATAGTATACCCTTCTTTTTCAGGAGGTCGTCAGTTCTTTTTCTCAATAGATCAAACTTTGACCCTTTCTCTATTGGAAACGTTTTCTTTGACGAGTTGTGCCAGTGCCACGTAAAAGCTTCTAAGAAAAGATTGTCTGCCGCCGTGTCCTTTTTGTTGTAGAACCAGTCGTTCTCTACGTCTTCACTAAGCTGTCTATCCACCTTACTGATTAACCATTCAGTATTAAAAAATGTAGACGGGAAGATCGTAAAGTTAGGCCATAACCTCCATAGTTTGGCGAAGGTATCTTTGCCCCACACTGTAGTGTCCCCCAATGCTGGCATAGTTTTAACAACATCTAGCATTTTATGAGAAAATTCACTTTCTTTCTTCATCGCTATAACTGTTGCACAAGCACCTAGATTGGCAAAGTCTGTGTCTCCACCCCATTGGTACATGTATTCCTGATCTAAGATTGGTTTCAAGTCTCTTAAAAATATGATATCCATATCAGCCCATACGCCACCATATTTGTGCAGCATCATTAGCCTAAAAAGGTCAGACTTTAAGTAGTACTTGCTATCTGAAGCGTCTAACATTGTGTGTTCATGCTCCATAGGTGTGCCTACAGCTTCTTCTCTGGCGTTATAAACCTTAAGGTCTATATAGTCTTTGTAGGGTTGAATAAGCTCATTGTCTTCAATACTGTAATCTGACCAAATAATTAGCTTTGTATGATCTAGATTTTGTGTGGCGAGGAAAGACTTTACACATTCAAGCTCTTTATCAGTTTTGACTTCTGTGTAGATATGAAAATTTACAGGCTCTTCTGGATAAGAGTAGTCCTCATCCCTGATGCCTCTTAGTAAATTTAGACCTAGACGGTAGTCAAAGTAGAGATCTGGATGTTCTTTGTATGAAATGCTAATCATTAAAAATGACTCCGTAATTTTTGTGGTTAATATGTACCTTGTTTTGTTTTAGTGTATTAAAAAGTGTCGAGTCTTTCTCTCTGTTTATATCGTCAACAATTATAAATTTGGGCATGTCAAAATCAATAAAATCATGACTGAGTATTTTACTTCTCTTGCCTTTTGCTGGACCATCAATTATAAATGCATCGAACGTTTTTTCTTTTATGCTGTTTTTTACCGCTTCTATGTCATACCATTCATCTTTTATTTTAGCTAGGCAATAATTAGTGTGGCAGAAATTAATGTAGTACGGATCTTCTTCAATAGATAAAAGCTCAAAGCCCCTCGCGTACAACATCATGCTACCCAGCCCGCTCCCAAACTCTAATATTTTGCTGCCTATAGGTAGGTTATTTACAATAAATTCAATCGCGTGATCACCCAACCTCCAGTTTGTTAACTTCTGGTTTTTTTCCATGGCCGCAAGTTTTCTTTTGGTGTCCATGTTAACCCTAACGTCTGGCCACGTCGTGTTGCCTTTCTTTGTGCTTTCAGTCACTTCTTCCAATGTCGGCCTTTGTGTCTCCATTATGCGTCCTCCACTAATGAGCAAACAAATCTAATTTCTTCTTCTGTAATATCTGTGTTGTTGGGCAGGTAAAACCCGCAGTCGTTAACTATGTCAGCATTCGGCAGATTTTGAACTCCGTATCTTTTTGTCCAAAATGGTTGTTTACCTAAAGAGCCGCATATTAACGGTCTCGTTACCACGTCGTTGGATGTCAGCTTATCTACTATCTTGTGTCTATTTCTAGATATCATTGGGTATGCAAAGTTTGATACAAATCTTTCCTCTGACGATTCATGAGGCTTCCAATCTGCACACGTTATTAGCTCGTGGTATAGGTTGTAATTGTCATTTCTTGTCTTAATTACGCTGTCAAAGTTGTCTAGCTGATTAATACCTATAAAAGCGTTCAAGTCTGTCGATCTTAAATTAAAACCCATCATATAAAACTTGTACAAAGAATCAAAGTCGTCTGAAACAAAGTAGTCTTTTCTAAGCTTGTTCTTGTAGTACTCATCTGTATCTCTATCCCAACCGTGACTTCTTAGAGACTTAAGCATGTTGTATGTGTCGTCGTCGTCCGTACAGACAACGCCACCCTCAATTGTAGAAAAGTGATGACCGAAGTAAGTAGAGAAAGAAGACATCAATCCAAACGTGCCCAAGTTTTTTTTGTTATAGCTTGAGCCTATAGACTCGCAGGTATCTTCCAATAAAATAACGTCATATTGATCGCAAAGCTCTACAATCTTATCCATTTCTGGCACAAGTCCAAGAACAGATACTAGCATTAAAGCTTTGGGTCTTAACCTGACTATTAGGTCTTGTAGGTAATTTAAATCAACAGAGAGGTCATGCAGGTTGCAGTCGCACAAGACAGGAGTTAAGCCTAGCTGACATACAGGGGCTAAATCAGTTGCCCAAGAAACCGCAGGAACTACGACCCTGTCTCCTATCTTTATCTTTCCAGATTCAACTAGAGAATACAACATCAGCAGGTTAGCTGAAGATCCTGAGTTGACAAACACGGAGTGCTTACACCCAATAAGCTCTGACCACTTGTCTTCAAATTCTAGCGTTAGATCTCCCTTGGTTAATCTTGGGTGTCCACGAAGCCAATCTGCAAGACGGTCTACTTCTTCATCTGAGATAGTATTTTTAACTAGTGGTATCATTTATAAAATTCCAGTATCTTTTTTATTATGTATTGTTGTTCCTCTAACGTGAGGTTATAGGCAGACGGTAGAGAAATTCCTTGACTATAAACTCTTTCGCTTATTTCAAACTTAGACCTATCAAAGTCCATGTGGTCGTAACAAGGTTGCATATGTAAAGGGCAAAAAAACTTTCTGGTCTGTATTCCAAAAGAAAGTAGGTATTTTTCTAAAGACTCTCTTTCCTCCGTCAGAAAAGATGTAAACCACCAAACGGGGCTAGAATCAGGATCAACCCAGACTGGGGCTAATTTATTAAATACAGGCTTAAGTAGCTCCATATACTTTTTATATATTCTTTCCTTCTTATCTTTTATTGCTGCTAGCTTCTTAAGTTGCGACACGCCTACAGCGGCTTGCATTTCTGTAAACGCAAAGTTGTAGCCTATCGCTTCGTGTACAAACTGACCCTTTTTCATTCTACCGTGATTTTTAAGTTGATAAACCTTGTCTCTCAACTCTTTGGAGTTCGTAAGAACTACGCCGCCTTCGCCACAAGTAATGGTCTTGTTTCCATAGAAGGAAAGAACGCCTAAATGTCCAAACGTTCCCGTGTGCTTTCGTTTATATCTAACTCCAACTCCTTGTGCTGCATCCTCTACAATAAAAAGATTATTTTTTAGTGCTATATCTAAGATAGAATCCATATCGCAGCTTTGTCCATACAAGTGTACTGGCATAATTGCTTTAGTTTTATCTGTTATGACATCTTCTATTTTATCAACATCTATACAGAAGTTTTTGTCATTGATCTCGCAGAATACAGGTGTCGCACCAGCCATTATTACGGCGTTAGATGAGGCCACAAAGGTTATATTGGGAACTATCACCTCGTCGCCCGGACCTATGTCTAGAGCCTTAAGGCAGCAAAACAAGGCGGCAGTCCCGTTAGTTATGGACACGGCGTAGTCAGAGTTAGTTAAGCCGGTAATAAGACTCTCAAACCTTTCAGTCATCTTATGCTCTGTAACATAAGTGCTGTCTATGACCTCTTTTAAATGTTTAAGCTCAAGTTGATCAATCCAAGGCTCAATCTGCGGTATAAAGTCCCTCATAAGACTTTTGCTCCTTTACTAAAGATTCTGTACATTCGTTTATTTTATTCTTAGCAAGAAATCTCTTGTCGTTTAAGATTGCGTCTAGCCTAGCACACTCAACAAATGCTTCAGCAAAGTCTCCATCTTTTTCACAAGCTCTAATTACATCTTCTGCATCCCAAAGCTCTGTATTGATGCTCTTTAGTTCTTGAACCAATTCTTCTGGGACTAAGATTTTATCTTCTTCAGCCGTCGCTCTCAATATACCCAGTTCGGCGTTGATATGAGAAAGCTTTGTCTCATCCGTAATCCGATCCTGCTTTATTTCCAAAATAGTTATTTTGTCTATAAGTTCGCCTACTGATACTTCAATTTTTGGCATAGCTTAATATCCTTTCCTTGTGAGTATTCACATTTAAAAAATCTTTTACGTCCCAATAGTATTTATTTTTTAACATCCAACTTTGGTATATTTGATCTAGGCCCGTCCACTCATTTAAGAATACGGATGGTAAGTTATAGAAATCAAACACCCTTTTTAGCGGAGTGGTTAGCATCACTGGTGTCGAGCCAACAAGCAGCACTTCGTAGTTTCTGTGGGTGTCGTGACCAGCTCCAGATAAGCACAAAATGTATTTATATTTAGACATTTTATTTAAGTAGCTTGAAAACTCTAGTCTTTCAGTCTCTACTTCTACATAGTCTAAAGATGACAAGAACTTGACTTGTGCGTCTCTCTTGGGGTTGGTTCCCGTGTCGTGGTATGGTAGGTACAATTTATCTGACTTGTCGCCCCACTTTGGTGAGTTCAGCATAACGTTGTTTAAAACACCTTGGTTACCACCCGCACGTTCCTTCTCTTCAAAACCTATTGGTAGCGGTATGATTTTCTTATTGTTTACGTCTGGAGGATTTGTGCAGAACCAGTGCTTAACGTTTTCATTATTGAGTATGTCGGCCTCTTTGCCTTGAATGTTGTACGAAGATATCCCAGTAACCAGTGTAAACTTGTTTTTTATTCTAGGTAAAAATTCTCTTTGGAAAGTCTCATCGTACAGGTAATCTGTCTTTACAAAAAGAACGTCATTATCTCTGATATTCTCTGGCGTTGCTTTAGGGTGATTGTGCAGTCTGGTTACACTAGCGGTGGCATAAAAGTTTGGACTTGCATCCCAGCAGTGGTTTGCTACGGTAGGCATCCAGTTATAGTTTATAAGTTCAATCATATGTTATTACTGACCATTTGGGGGAGCTGTTTTGACCTAGAGGTTGACTTTCTCTTATATCGTGATAGAATATATTATCTTGTTCGCAATAGAAGTCAATCAGTGTTTTAAATGAGCTTTCCATGCAATGAATCTCTTGTGCGTCTTCTAGAATTTTGGTAAAGTGAAAGATGTTTTCAGTGACATCGTTCTCAATTACTTTTAACCCTCTGTCAAGGAAATGGTCTCTCTCAAGCAAAAAGCCACGAGCAGCGTCTTCGTGGATAAAGATATACGGCTCATTATTTGGATTTAGTTTATTAAAAACTCTTTCTTCTTCTTTAGGGTCTCTTTCTACTTTAAAGTAGTTATACCTTACATCATAGGGTACTTGTATTTGTTCGTAAAAGAATTCCCAACAGTTCTTGTCTTGCGATAGCTCGGCTTGCTTTCCGGGGTAAAATTGGTGTCCTATTACAAGTAGTCGTCCATCCGTCTTTTCAACAGCTCTTTGTACGTCGCCGTACTCGTCATCTTTGCTTATCTTAATTACTTCTATCGCGTCAGTATCTCGATACATGTACTCTATCATATCAAAATAGTTTGACTTCGAGAATACACTGACCTTGTCGTGATCGCTATGCTCCAAGATATACCTTACCATTCCATTGCAATCTAGGTGATCTCCTAGACCTAGATGGTGATGAATATAAAGTCTTTCCATTATCTAAACTCCGGCTGATCTAGGTGGTTGTATACCTGTCCAACAAAATAAGAGTTAGTTCTTGCGGGAGCGTTAGAGGGAAACGGCTTCTTGTCAAAGAACTCGTCGTGAATAGTAGAGTTGTCTTTAACAATCGGATATACTACATCTCGTAAGAAGTTTTGATCTACCTGATACTTGTCGTCGTACGATCCATTATCGTGATTTTTTATCATTTCTTTTACACCCTTGAGGACTCCGTTCCTAGAACCCCACATGCCACCCAATATTTCGGTAGCGTGGTACGGATGATCACGCATTATATGAAAGTCTTTGTCGCTTTTTAACCAATCGTCCACTGCTATTTGTTCTCTTTTGCTCAATCTTGAATCGGTGTCCCTAGAAAGAACAACGTCGTGAGAGTCCGCTGCAAAGAACCTCCAAAACATACCGTTCCACCCAGAATCTAGCATCATAGAGCATTCAGCGTCTAGATCGCAAAGGGTTTTTATTATGTATTTAGGAACATCTGGTGCTATGTAAAATCTACAAACCCAATCTGGAAATAATTCTCTGGCTATCTCCACATTTTTGACAGCACCCATAGTATACTTTGGATTGTCGCCCCAAAGACTAAAAGCTATAACTTTCATTAAACTCTCCTACACAGGCACTGGTACGGTCTTTTGCTGTTCATGTCCACACTTTCTTCTGTCTCTATATTATAGCACTTGAAGCCATTATCTTCAATAAGAATCTTTCTAATTTCAGGCCAAATTTCATCTAAATGATTTTCTATAAGAATAGACTTGGTTCTCTTCATAATTTCTTTCATTCCGTGGAGAACCTTTAGCTCGGCACCCTCGACATCTATCTTGATTAGCGAGATCTCTTTCTCGTCTTTTAATAGTTCGTCTAGTGTAATAGAATTAATTTCCCCAACTTTTGCTACTGGCTGATGCGACATGTTGTGGCCTACTATGTTGTGCTCTTCATTCGTGTCTCCCGCATACATATCCTCTTTACCTACGGTGTCAGACACGGCAGCGTTTACAAACTCTATATTTTTAGAGTGTCCAAAACGCATCTCAAGCATTTGAAATGTAGGTGGGAAAAGTTCTACGCAGTAAATCTTGCCGGTGTTTCCTAGCAAGCTAGAGAAAAAAGAAGTATACGCACCGTGACACGCACCGACATCTACAGCTACATCCCCAAGCTCTATTAGTGATTCTTGTCTAATTAAATTAAAATTCTTTAGATCGTGATCCATTTTGTTTCCTTAGTCGTTTGTTATTCTTCCTACCGGGAATCCAAGTTCTTTTCGTTTGTTAAAGACTTGATGGTCTCTACCTGAATAGTGCAGTGTTTTTTGGGCGGCTAAATCAAAGTCTCCTTCGTTTTGCGTTCCTTCTACACTATAGTGCTCATGTGTTATGATGACTTTATCTACATACTGTTCTTTACCGATTGCTTGCACAACCTGAGTAAACTCGTCGTCGCAGTAAAGACTCTTGTAGTCTGGATGGTATATATATCCAAAATAGTCGTAAAGCTTTCGTCCAAGTATAGAGAACGTTATTAGTTTACCATGAGTGTTTCCATCGTCAAAGTGGACACATCCATCTAGGTCGGGGAAGTGCTTATTCATTGCTATTACAATTTCTTGATCCCAAGAGTGTACTTTAGGAACCATGTCGTCAGACGCACAAACCAAAATATCAAAATCAACACCGTTAATATGATCGTTTATCGCACTAATTTTCTCTGTGTCGTTATCGTACCACACGTTTCCTTTTACGTTTTGTTTTTTAGAAAAGATATACTTCATCCTTTCCTTTACATATTCATCTGTCATACTATGGTCTTCGACATCACAATTTATATTAAATAGTATGTCGTTGTGGCTACTGGCAGTTTCTACGTATAGATCTAAAACCCGAAGGAATTTTTCAGCTCTTGCGAATGTTGGTAGCTGTACTAGAATTTTCATTTTAACCATTCTCCTAGGTCAACCTTTGCTTCCCATTCTAATATTTCTTTAGCCTTGCTGGTGTCTGACTTGCTATGTCTGGCCTCGCCTAATCTTTCTGGCAGATTGACATAGAACGCGTCTTCTCCGCCCACCATTTTCACCAGATCCATCACCGTGTAATTTTTACCAGCACCAATATTAAAGGTCTGACCAAAAGCACGCTTGTTCTCTGTAAACGCCGCCTTGAGGTTGGCTTCTACCACATCTGAGACGTGTGTAAAATCTCTCGACTGGAGTCCATCCCCAACCACTGTAAGCGGGGTCTCTTCTTTAAGTTGTCTTTGGAATAATCCAACCACTGGTGCATATTGTCCACTAGTTGGTTGTCTGTCTCCGTATACATTAAAATATCTAAAAATGACAGTCTCTAGACCGTATAGTTTGTAAAACATTTTGCAAAGCTCTTCTCCTGCAACCTTGGTCACAGAATATGCGTTTAGACAGTCATTCTCCATGTTTTCGTTTAAAGGAATGGGGTGGGCAACACCGTACACCGCCGAGGTTGACGAATACATTACTCTTTTAACACCAGCTTCCTTGGCTGCTTGCAGAACACTACAAGTTCCGACCGTGTTTGTTAGGGTTGCCATTACGGGATTTTGGATACATGGCTGTATTCTAGACTCAGCGGCCAAGTGGAAAACCAAGTCTACACCTTCAAAGTGATGTTTTATGTTATAATAATCGGATACTGAATAGTAAGAATACTCTGCACCATCATTAAAATAAAATTGTTCGTGACTATCTGCTGATAGGTCATCAATAACTAAAACTTTGTGGCCTTCATCGACTAGCCGGTCCACCAAATGAGAACCAATAAATCCTGCACCTCCGGTAACTATAACGTTCATATTTTATCACCAAACCTTTCTAGTTTCTCCGAAATTTCTTGGGCCTTCAAGAGTCTTAATAGTCTAGAAACACGTTTGAAGCAGTTGTGTCGAGATTTAACTTGGTTCTTTAGTATTTGCCCTAAGTCTCCACCCTCTGAAGTTTCGACAAAAAGTGTTGCTAATATTTTATCTAGCTGAGATTGTTGGCTTTTGTCAACCTTTATGTTTATACTCTTACATCTTAATAATGAATCAAAGAGTAATTGCGATGTGACCACGTTCACATCATCCGCTAGTATTATCTTTTTATACTTCTCGTAAAACGACACAGCCGAGGTGACATCCATGTACATGTCTGAATAACCACTTTGGTCTTGCGGGTTTAGTGAGGCAATATGGTAGTTGTCTTCTTTATTAGCAGCTTCTTTTACAAGATCGTTGTTTGATACAGAGAATATACATGAATCTATCTCATAGTTTGGTGTTGGCATCCTTGGTATGAATAGGTCAGCGGCGGGATATACGCTTTCTAATTTTAAACTCTTTGCAGAGAGTCGTTTACCGTATTCGTTTGTAAATAATAGTGGTATGTCAATCTTGCTGTCACTGGCCATGCTTTCAATCATATCAAGTTCTTGTTGTTGGGCACCAGATATATTCAACGCCATACTTATATTTTTATTTGCAGACAAGTACTTAACCATGTCATTTGTAAGATACTTAAAATGTGTAATAAAAAGATCTGGCTTTGTGAAATCAAAAGTGTCAAAGGCACTGGCGTTTGGGTCATTCCATAGAAAAGACTCCTCGCCAACCTCCGAAAGACAACGCTGCATGTACATCGCCTCTGTAGAAAGCGAGGAAGTGTAATTTTGTACTAGAATTCTCATATCTTTGTAATCCTCTTTAGTGTTTTTATGTTTTGTATTTTTATAGTAGGTGCGTCTAAAGTTTCTACAGCCATCATTCTATTGTCTTTTAAAACTACGTTTATAGCTTCAAAAAGAAACCTGTTTTTATATTCTGGATTAGATATAGTATTATAGAGATTATTTATTATTTTTTTGTTTCCTAGATAGATAACCTCGTTCCAGACTTTTGTTTTTATTCCAACAGCCATTGATTCAAGAAAGCCACCATTTTGAATTACTCCAACGTCAAAGTTTTTGTAATCGTCTTTCTCTTGACACAACACTGTAGACTTGCTGTAGTCTATGCTTCTTAACATCTCTGGCGTGATTAATAAAGCACCGTTGCACAACAAGACCCTAGTATTGTTTATGTTATGAAGGCAAAGTCTGGCACTTTCACAGTCGTTTGAATTAAAGTGAATTTGATTTTCTACGACACGTATATTGATTTCAGAAAAGTTGTTTTTTACAAACTCTACTGTTTTATGTGTTTCAAATCCTGAACACAAGATAATTTCAAAGTTTTTAAACGTCGCTTTTATCGCCTCTATTTGTCTTTGTATTAGTGCTTTACCTTCAATTTTCATCAACGAAATTGGCCCATAGGACTTCATTCGGTATCCGTGATTTTCACTGAATAGCACTATCGAAACAAAAGACTCTAGGCTGCTTTCGTTTTTTTGACCAACTGGGCTGGTTATAAATCTAGTTCTTCTTCTCATATTCCCTATAACTTTTCTGATCTATGGAAAGTTTCCTCATTTCTTTTAGCATCAAGTCATAGTCTAGGTAATTCGGGTACTGAGAGTTAACAACTCCAAAAGCGATTGCGGAAACATCGCGATCAACATCTTGAAAATAAGTTGTCATATTTAAAACTTTGTTTACATCCGTGTCTATGAAATTAAAGAAATCACCGTCTATTGTCTGTCCTGCTTCTATTTTTATCAAATAGTTTCTGGATTTTGTCATTAGAGGCGTAAAGGCGTCTTTATCTTTTTCTTCTTTTTGTGACCAACCGCTATGCACCACTAGTTGGCAGTCTATATTCAGATCCATAAAATTATGAATTTGGTTAATTAGCACTTGTGTAGGAAGCGTTTTGGTAAGACTAGAAAAAACAATGGCTATGTTTTCTTTTTCGTAACAGATGTTTTTTAACGATTCTGTGGTCTTTCTTACGTCTTCTTCTTCTTGGTCTGATACCTCTACTACTATTCCAAAGCTACACTTAGATTCTTTTCTTGCTGACTCTTCTGGGTTTTGAATTTTGGAGTCTCTTTTCCACTTAGATGTTCTGTACATGTTGCAGAATCTATCCAACTTGTAGTAGTTGGCTTGTTCTCCCTCTAGCGTGGATTGGGCTAAACTCGCTTCACCCCTCTTTACCAAAGTGTCTAACCTTTTTACTTTACATCCACATTGCAACAAACCAAACGGAAACTCAATCGGAGGTCTAGTGTCAGCAAAAATACATGTTGAGCAATCCATATTAACCTCTCTGTGCGACTACTTCAAAGTGTATACCAGAAAGCTGCGTGCTTAAAATCTTCAAGCCCGTACGCTCTATGATGGGAGTTATTTCTTTTAATGACGGCATAGAGTTTGTGTTTTGTAAAACACTCGATGCTTCACCCCTACTTACTAGCCCGTTTAAAACTGACTTGCAAAATAATCTCAAGTCCTTTCCTCCGATCACAAGTTTACCTCCCAGTCTCAGCTTAGAGACTAGTGACACTATGCAATCTTGAATTTTATCATCAGTAAAAGAGTCTAGCACATCGTTTGCTAGTATTTCTATACATTCATTATCTGAGATGTTCATATAGTTTATGTGATTGTCTGACACAACTATGTGGTTGTACCCTTCGATTATGTCTCCGCTCATTTTGGCGACTTGAATTTTCATTTTTTAGCTCCGTATGCTAGGTCGAAAGTTTTGTTCCAGTTTTCAATAAACTTCTGTTCTGAGAATTTATCTTTGATTGTTTCTCTGGCGTTATTTCCTAGGTGGATAGCCAACTCTTTGTCGTCTAAAAGTTTTTTAATGTAACCTTTTAGCTCGTTCTCGTCGTTTGACATGAATCCGTTGACTCCATTTTTTATAATTTCAGGAATCATACATGTAGCCGTTGTCACTACCGCACACCCACAAGCCATAGCTTCTAAAAGTGATGTTGGAACAGGGCTAATTGTCGATGTGTTAAGGAATACCTTAGCTGAGTTATACTCGTCCACAAGAGCCTCTATAGACTCAGCAGGCTTTGAGGAGCCGTCAGGCGAGCTTCCAACCAGCTTGGCGTCAAAACCTTCGCTGACTCTTTCCCAGCCACTGTAGTTACAGCAGTAGTCGCGATTCTTAAAGTCGTTAACTACGCTAAGTACTTCTGTAGTAGCTGTCTTAGACGTGGGCTTAAACATGTCGGTATCAACTGAGTGATGAATAACTTTTGGGTCACATTTTATGCCCCATTTATCTATCGAGTACTCAGATATAAACACATTAACGTCGCCCACCATGCTCTTGAAAGAGTTAAGCTGATCTTGAGGCCAACTAGGTATAGGTAGAGTATGCTCCAAAGATATCATAGGCAAGTTAAAGGTGCTGTTCAATTGACTGGCTACTTGAAATTGGCCAAATTTACTCTGACTTAAAATCAAATCAAAGTCTAGCCCAGAAATTACAGAGTTTTTAGGCAATGTGTAATAGTTTTCTGGTTTCTTGGCGTAATTTTCATCCCATTCTTTACAATTTTCATATCTAAACGAATAGAAATCATGACCAGTTTTACACAACTGGGTTTGGTATCTTTCATGTGTATCAAACGTAAGGATCTTATACTTTTCCTTAGTTGGATTTAGGGATCTATTTATAATACCCAATGTTTTATGACTCATTTAGTACCTCCAACATTCTTTCTCCTATGTTTTTGTAAGAGAACTTTTCTACCACACTTAGCCCAGCAGCCTTAGCTCTTTGCTTATACGCAATGGGGTTTTGTTTGTATGCTTCGTAGTAGGCTCTCATACTTTCTCTGATTGTTTTTTCACACGGCTGGAACCAATACTCTCTTCCAGTAAAGATGTCTGGAAATGCGGCGTCGGAACACCTGCAACACGCAAAGACTCCGTTAACTAGAGTTCCAGTGTTCTTATCTTCTGGATCTATGAACTCTGAAGGACCACCAAAATCGCTACAGATTGGAGTGTTTCCAAAACCAATAGCGTCTAGCGATGGGATTGACCAAGCCTCCCCGTGAGACGGTAACACAAAGCAATCGCCATAGTTATGTATAGAGTACAATTCTTCTTCTGAAACTTCCGAAGATATAACAACTTCTTTTTTATAATCCTGAGCAGAAGGATATATTCTTAACAGTTGTTTATTCATGGCTAGCATTTGGTCTAACTGTGTCTGCGTTTGCTGAGGCGTAAGTCCAAACTTCTTAACCTTCAACATCAAGGACACGTCTTCGGACTTATCAAACTCGCTGTGAAAACAAGAAGAGATACAGCTAATGTTCTTTCTGTCGTTTAGATCACCCACATAATAAAATTTAAACGTGTCGTTAGCCGCTGGAATAGAAACATCTTGATATTTCTTCTTATATTTTTTTACGTCTGTTGCATGATGCACTAGCTTTACGGGAATACCAATTTCATCTCTTTCTAGAGACTCAAGAAGCGTCTTGTTTGGAACCCAGATCTCGTCCATTTGCTGTAGGTGCTCAAACCAGCCTAGAGGTTTAATACTAAAAGATTCAGCTTCTAAAAATGCTATATTCTTCTTATATCCACCGGTGCCTACGAGATGGTGCGGCAAGATATGCTGTATGCAAAAGTCGCAATTTGATGAGTCTTTTTTCTCAAGCTCTAAAATTCTTGGGTGAACGTTGGTCTTGTCTGAAGTTAACGTAACGTTTCTACAAACAACGTCAACACCCACGGCGTCAAGTGCTAGTATTTGATCTGTAGCAGCTTGAGACCAACCTCCAAACTCTTTGTAATGTCCTATATATAATACTCTCATTTGATCAACCCCCTTTGTTTCATCACTTCAGCTCTTTTTTGTTCCCAACTGTTTGTTCTATTACACATATTTACCATTTGGTCGTAAGCAATGTCGAAATTAAATTCAACTCTGTGGTTAACTCCGTCAAATGCTGCTGATGACTCATTGAAATACATGCCGCCCGTAGACGAAGTCGCAGAGCGATATAAGAGGTCTCTTGTTAGTCTGGCTTCAAAGAAGCTATTACACTTGGATTGGTCTCCTAGCACATTAGTTATTAGCCATCTAGCTAACTCATTAGTGCTTACCCCTTGTGGAGGCTGATCGGGCTTTGGTTGAGGGTTGTGGATTCTTGGGGGAGATGCCCAAGTAGCTTCTACTGGTTGTAGTTCTACACTATCAAAATAATCTTCCCACTTTTTACCGCTCAGGTGCCACTGGAAGTGCTTGTCGAAATTAGCTCTTGTTCGCTTTCCTATCGACTCTCTTTCTTCAGGTGAAAGTTTAAAGAAATCGCCAAACATTTTACACGCTAAATCGTTGTCGGGTACAGCACGTAAACATCCAGTTTCAAGTTCTTTATAAAGTGCCGCTGGTTTAATTGGGAAACCTTCTAGTTTCCTCACTTCGCTTTCCATGGCTGAATAGTCCGTCGCCATAACTGGAACGCCACAGGCAGCAGCTTCTACAATTGGAAGGCCAAAACCTTCACAGTTAGCATACTGAACGTACAGATCAAACAGGCTAATGATTGAAGACAGTTGTTCATAAGATGCACCATTTTTTACATTAGAAAGTGTAGAACCCCACTTTCCAGTGAACGGAGATTGAGCTACGGCACCATGAAAGAGAGACGGAAACGTGTTCTTTGTTTCTGGACATATATAGGTGAACAAAACATGTGAAGACAATCCATGCTCTTGTATAAGCTCTGGTATGTCCCAACCCAAGTCAGGATAAGATGTATGGCAATATAAGTAAAACTTTTTGTCTTCTGATTGATCTAAGAACTTTTTAAACGCTTCAAAAAGATCTGGGTAAAGCTTGCGTCTTTGATTACGCATAACCGTCCCGATGATTTTATACTCTGGATCTATTCCTAGGGATTTTTTGTGAGCAACCTTGTCTTCTACTTGCTGGTACGCTGGATGAGCTGAGGGTGGTGCTGAACCAAGATAATTGATTGTATCTCCCGATTGATCTTTCAACACCTCTCCTGCCCAGTCAGAGTAGGTCAAGCAAGCGTCTGCTGACTTGTATGTAGCAACCCACTGTCTAGCTTGCGGTCTTGCGTCTACAGTTGGCATGACACACCATTTAAAGTAAGGTCTGAATGGAGACCTTTCTGCAAACTCAAGCATCCAAAAATCACGGATATCACATACTACGTCTGGCATAAAATCTAAACAAACGTGTTCAAATATCCATTCACCGAACTGAGAGGCTCCATTGGATTGATAGGATTGCATCTCTTCTTCAGAAGCTTTTGGCTCACACGTCTGGTTTGGCACAACACCATAGTACCTCCAAGGTATGTTGGCGGCTCTTGGGTCATTCCTTTCTCCATAAGAGGCCATCTCCGCTATCTCGTATTTACCTGTACTGTGAAGATAGTTTAATATTTCTCTAGTATAGGTAGCATAACCAGTATTTAAGAATGTAGCCTCGCTACAAAATAGTATGCGTTTTTTTCTCATTTTATTCCTTGTCCAAGCATCCGAAGTCGAATTGATTTACTCTAAAGATAATTTCTGTGTCACTTTCTGAGTACACATTTTTGGCAGAAGCATTTACCGTTATCTTCATTCCTTGTTTTCCGAGTTTGGCAATTGTCTTTCCGCCGCTGTCCCAAGCCTTGAGCCTGAGATAAGTGGGATATCTTTTCTTTTCACCTCTTTTATTCCTGACATACTCGTAGGTAATCAGGGTAAACTCACAGTATTCTGCATTACTGTCGTTGTAATCATCTCTTTTTATTTCAGGGTCATCGTATATATACCCAGTAAAAACACAATTATTCATCTTGTCTCCAATAACTTATATTACATATAAGCAGCTAAACCACAAAAATCCAAGGAATTTCTCAGTTTTTGAGCATAAAAGCTATATTTCATGAACCTTGTTTACTATAAACGAGCTGTCCTTCTCTACTTCTCCACAAAGTAGTAGGTTGTTGCCTTCATATAGAACATATTGATATTTCTCTCTTGCTTCTGGAAAAATTACAACACTGTCTAGCGAACAGGTGGTATCTTCTATGGTCAGAAATGACATAGTCTTACCTTTGGTCTTACCCTTTTTAACTTTATAGTTGTTTACTCTATTCAAGTTTGCCGCTATACAGATGTCTTTGCCTGTTTTTCCGTTTAGAACATCTTTACACGACGTATTTGCTGACGAAGTGTCCGAAGACTCTACTTTAGATAATGATATTGGGCAACCCAAGAACTTGTTTTCTTGCTCGATAATCCAAGCTGGATCGTCAGAAAGATCGTAAGGTGGAAACTTTAACATCTCTATCTCGTTAGTTACAATTTGGCTTCTGTTGATGTTGCTTGTTCCACCGCCAAACTTCTTTGTTGGTGCGAGGTCAGAGAAACATTCTTGTAAGCTAGACCATTTCTTTTGTGGATAATTCTTTTGAACCCAACTCAGCTCCACCTTTGTTAGTTCTCTAAAAATTAAATACTCATACAAAGCTCTGTTTCTAGTCACGCCAGTTGCTTTAGTTGAAAAGAAGCCTATGGAAGCCAGTGCTTTAAACCCAGTTGAATTAATCTTGTTGGCCACACTCGTTAACACGTCTAGCCAAGTAAATTCAGAGGGGTGTTTACCAAGTTCTTCAGAGGCATCGCTAATCGCTTTCATAGCTTTGTCTCCAGTTACTCCAGTTAAACTCTTAACATCTTTAACTCCAAAGTAAATTCCATCTTCAGTAATTCTAAACTTTTCACTATGAGAAGATAACTTAGGAATTTTGACATCTATATCAAATAACTTGGCCTCATTAACTAATTCGTAAACTTCTTGGTGGGGGTCTTGCTTTTCATTCGCATAGTATAGGTACGACAGAAAAAACTCCTTGGCGTGATTTGCTTTGTACCAAGCTGACCAAAATGAGTCTACGGCGTATGCAACAGCGTGTGACTTGTTGAACGAGTATCTAGAAGACTTTTCAATCCAGCCAAAGATCTCAGAAGCTGTATCTTCGTCAACTAACCCGACCTTTTTGCACCCCTCAACAAAGTCTACACGAATCTCAGCCATGAGACTAGCTTTCTTCTTACCAATAGCCTTACGAAGATCGTCAGCTTTCTTAAGGTCAAAACCAGCTAGCTTCTGTGCTATACGCATAGACTGCTCTTGATAAACAAGCACTCCATAGGTAGGCTTGAGGACTTCCTCCAAAGACTCGTGTAGATAGGTAACTTCCTCGTTCTTGTGTTTTCTATCTACAAATCTTTGAGTCATAGATTTACCATCAATAATAGCCTTTAGACATCCCGGCCTAATAATAGCTATGAGTGCTGCTAATTCTTCTATGTTTTCTGGAGCTAACTTTTTAGACCAGCTTCTTCCCAAGTTACTTTCTAGCTGGAAGATACCTTTAGTTTTACCGTCACTAAAAAGCTGCCAAGTTTTCTCATCTTTATAATCAATATTAGACATAAAACTTTCCGTCTGCGAACGCCTTTTCGAATTTCATGTTACGATAAACTGCTCTACGAGATTTTTGCAGTTTAATGAAAATGTTTGCCGTATCCTTAACGTCTTGAAGTGCGTCGTGAGCATTTTCAGAAGACAGACCCATGCGTTCTCGCAGGCTATCCATGCTGATTGACTTGACGGCTGGATCACCCTCCGTCCAAAGCCATACGTCATCCATAACGTCAATCTTATAAATCTGATGGAATAGTTTTTGGCACTGCCGCTTGTCGTCAAACGGGCCGTACTCTTTACAGAGTCGGTCTACGATTTTCATATCGTAACCCAAGATATTAAATCCTGCTGGAATTGGTGCAAAATAAGGTGTGCCCTTCCAGTTGTACTTGTTTACAAATGTGCAGAACTTTTTCCATACACCTCTTGGTAGAGGGGCTTTAGCAAGCTGCTCTCTTGTTTGACCAGTTACTTTTAAAGCACCTTCTTCAATTGGGTCAACGCCTGCCGCGATTGCTTTGTCATCGTCTATGATTGGACGCATCATGCTGTTAAACTCTCCCTTGAGTCTAAAGTTTCTACCGTCCAAGGCGATTGCTGCAATCTGAGTGGGTTGGCATTTAAGAGGGTTTCTACCACCGGTCTCAAAGTCAAACATTATAATATCACGATTCATACTAGCTCCTTAATCATCATTAGTTTATCCAAAAGATTAATGCCTAAAACATCAAACTTAACGTGTCCGAGAGCCTCTAGGTCGGCCATTTCAAGGCCAGCGATTTTTTCTGTTCCGCTTTTAGGGTTAACCATGGGGCAAACTTTATACAACTCCTCTGCTGATATAACAACGCCAGCAGCGTGTTTACCTTGCGTCTTAAATGTTCCTTCTATATTAATGGCTTGGCGAAAATACTCAGCGTAATCTCCATCTAGTTGATTGTCATCGTTTACAAAGCAGTAGTCTCTAAGCTCATCAGCATTATTAATTAGAGACCAACGTATTATTGATCTGTCTTCTTCGTCCATCTCTGCGAGTTGATCGGAGATGGATGCTTCATCTGGAATTGCTTTTGTGATTTCATTCATCTCGCTAAATCCACAAGCGGCGTTTACACGTAGCACTTCTTTTAAAGCACTCCTGCCTTGTAGCCTGCCAAACGTAATCATCTGGCTAACATTGTCGTTGCCGTATCTGTGTTTTAGATATGATATAATCTCGTCACGTTTACCTCCGGGTACGTCGATGTCGATATCAGGTAGGGAGATGTGGTCTTCAGTATTTCTACCTGCGTTGTAGAATCTTTCAAAGATCAAATCATATTCAATGGGATCAATTTGAGTTATTCCAACTAGGTAAGATATAAGACATCCAGCCGCAGATCCTCTTCCCGGACCTACCATCCAGCCTTGGCTGGTAACATATTCTATAATGTCTCTAACAATTAAGAAGTAACCAAAAAGTTTTGCCCCTTCAATAACTTCAAACTCTTTCCTAAACCTATCTCCGTAAATCTTTTTATCTTCTGGGGCTGTAATTTTGTTAGACAGTAGTTCTGTCCAGCCCTTGCGAGCTAAAGATCTGAGGTGATCCTTCTGTGTTTGACCGTCAGGTGTTTTAAACTTTGGAAGATTTGGCTGATTAAGAATGTTATAGTTCTCGCATTTATTATATATCTCTTTGAAATCTTTAAGTCTATTATCGTTGATTATGATTTCGCCAATCTCTGTCTTGTTTTTAAGGTAAAAATCATTTGACTCGAAGAAGATGTGGTTTTTAACTCCTTCTCCACTTCTAATCGCCTTGCTAACTTTTGGCAATGTGGTTTTCATGCTGGAGCAGAGGATAATTCTATGTAGCCCCGCGTCGTCTTTGTTGGTATAGTATACATCTGTAAAAGATTCTGACTTTTTGTAAAAGTCTTCGCCCTTTATTGGAGACGCGGATTCGTCAGATGCGACGGATATAAGATTGCCCAAGCTGGTTATGTTCAATAGCAAGGTTGGGTCTACGTCTCCACCTTCGTTTATAGAGGAGATCAATTCAATAAGGTTAAACCATCCATCTTTATTCTTTGCGAATAGAGAGAACTCATCAAAAGAACAACCAATAATTGGCTTGATGTTGTTTGCAAGACATGATTGATAAAAAGAAATAGCACCAGATATAGATTTATAATCAGCTATTCCACAGGCTGGATAAAAATTTTCTGAGCATTTTTTGGCAAGTTCGTTGGGCTTTGAAAAGCCGCGTTGAAGTGAATAGTGAGTATAGTTGCATAGTGGAAACCAATCCATGTTCTATCCTTGTTCAATATTAAAATTCAATATAGGGGTTTATAGAGCAACCCCAAAGCTAAGTTTTCCATCAATACTATATTATAGTCTAAGATATCAAAAAAGTCAATAGTAAACTTAGAAATTTTGTAGTTCTGGAAAAAGATCGTATCTAATATTTTCCCAGATTGCTGCTGAGATCACCATAGAAGCCTCGTTGTCTGATGGATAGTGAACTCCCTGTAGCATCCTAGCCATGCCAGCGGTTGATACTTGAGAGAAAAACTCAGAAGAATACTGAGGATACTTAGCGGAAAGAATATAAGCACCAAGTGCTGCGTAGGCAGTGTGACCAGAAGGGTATGCTGGCCTTTTGTGACTATTTGTTTCAATGATATTTATATTAATGTTATACAAAGGTGCCAACTGGTAGGGTCTAGGTCTATTAAATTTGTATTTTAAGTTTTCAATAACCGGATACATTATAGCCCAAGACTTTTTAAAAATCTCTTCTGGGAACTCTAGGTTATGCTTTTTCAAAGTTTTTTGGTATAGTAGATTTGGATCTGCGTCCACCATTTTAACTAGGTCTATCTCAGAGCTACTCAGATTCTTGGTCAGCTCTGACACATGCAAAAGCTCTTTTTTGGTTGTGTCGCTGTCGTTAAAGGGTGGATCTGCTAGTATGTTGTCCCAACCAATTGTAACAACTTCTGGGACTTTGAAAGACTTCTTTACATTATCGTATCTTAACTTTGTTATTTTGTTAAGTATAGATTCGTCCATCCCTCGTATATATTTGTTCATTGTTCACCTGACTTTTAAGAAAATAATTCAGAGATTACTTTTCCGGAGTTAGCTATCTTCATTGGTCGTCCAGCATTACTCGTGTAAGTGGTTTGTAGTGAAATGCCAAGAGCCTTACAAACTGAAGCCATCACATCTTCGGAGGAGTGCGTTTCTGTTTCCACTTTAGTTCCGTCTTCGTTTGTTGATCCTACAGCTATACCGCCATTCATGCCAGCTCCACCCACAGCCACACTCCAGCTTCTCGCCCAGTGGTCTCGTCCGGCGTTCTGGTTAATGCTTGGGGTTCTACTGAACTCTCCCATCCATATGATAGCTGTGTCGTCAAGCAATCCTCGTTGCTCTAGGTCTTCTACTAACGCACTCATGCCTTGATCTAGCATGGGTAGCTTTGTGTCTTTTAATGTTGGAAAAATATTCTGGTGGTTATCCCAACCGTTTAGCCCGACCTCGATAAATGGAACGCCAACTTCAACAAGCCTTCTGGCCATTAGACATCCCTTGCCAAAGCTATTATCTCCGTAACGCTCCTTAACAGATTCTGGCTCGCCTTCTACTTTCATTGCGTCCATCTCACTGCTGGTCAAAACATCAAATGTTTTTCGCAGTATCTTTTGATGCTCTTTAGCGAGAGATCCTCTATTGTTTTTTATGAAGTTGTTTTCCATTAAATGTAGAGCTTGTGCTCTTTGATGGAATCTGTCATCTATTTTTAAGTCTAGATTTCTAATTCTACCGTCGCTATTTACAACAAACGGTGAATACTCCGCACCAAGAAAACCTGCTCCAGCACTTGGACCGTTAATAGATACAAACTGGGGTATCATTAGGTCTTCCCTTTCTAGCTCTTTAGAAAGTATAGACCCATAACTTGGATGAACCATGTTTGGATTAGGGACATAGCCTGTGTGCATATAGTAACGGCCACGCATGTGGTCAGCTTCACGAGTACTCATACTGCGAATGATCGCCATGTTGTGCATCTGTTTCGCCATTAGTGGCATGTGTTCACAGATCTCAACGTCGCCGGTTGTAGAAATTGGTTTAAATGGACCTCCGGTTGGGGCGTCTGGTTTGAGATCCCAGATGTCCATAGTAGAAGGGCCACCTCCCATCCATAGTAGAATGGCCGATTTACCCTTTTTCTTTAATTCCTTCTCGTTAGCCTTGAGCGTTTGTGTTAAAGCGGCAAGCCCAGCTAGTGATGATAAAAACTGTCTTCTTTTCATTTTTCTTGTATCCTTAGCCTGAATATTTTTGTTGTTGTTTTACTTTTACCGTGTTACTTGCGATTATCAGGGTAGCGAAGAAACATGACTAAATCGTCACCGCATTCTGAGAGAGTAAGTTCGTTGACCTCATTCTCTCCCGGTTTCATGTTCGTAATGTCATCTGGCGTCTCGATTTGCCCATTTGGTCCTGCTGAAACCACGCGAATGAATTTGGATTCTGTTTGATTGATGATTCCGTCTTGGTCAAAATCGACCTGTAACTCAAGTTCATTTCCCCAACCATCCACGATTGTTGGTTCACCAGTTTCGTTTCGCCCCGTCGCATGTATATAGGGTCCATGCCAGCCAATTTTGTTGACCGGATCGTAGTTTTTAAGTTCGGGGGCGGCTTCTTCCATATGTGCTGGTGCATCTTCTTTAAGAAGGTCGTTGATTTCTCTTGGAAGAGCATTTGTCTTGTGTGACAGTGACTCAATGACGCCGTCTTCTCCCGCCATTGCTTCACGAACGGTGTTCAGCGTAGCTTGCGTAGCAATTTCGACAGGGCTGTTGGACTTACCAGACGGCGAGGCGATATCAATGTTGTTAAAGGTGGTGAATATGATCAGGGAGGTCGCAATTAAAATCACTAATACGACTAATAGTTCGAGGAGCGTCAAACCACGTTGACTTAAGTGATGACGCGATGCACGGATTTGCGTTAAAGCAGCAAGTCCAGCTAGCGATGATAAAAACTGTCTTCTTTTCATTTATCCAAGCTCCAATAAAATTGTAAATAACTTACCTATTTGTTGGGATGCCATCCCGATTGACCGGTTCGGTAATTAAATGTATGAAATCCAGTGATAGACGAGAAATTCATATTGATCCCCATTCTTATGTATCTTCTATCTGGAGACACAAGGACTGGACCAACGTTCAGGTTTGTTCCATGTGGAAACCACTGAACTATGGGGTAGTATGAAACCCCGTTGTGATAGTGGAACTGGTTGTGTGGGTGCGAATGCCACCGCCCGCCGTGGTGGTGTGCAAAATTATCCTGTGCGGAGCATTTCTTTACTGTAAATACACTCATACCAAGGATGATGCAAGACCACATCACCCATTTTACTACTTGTTTGTACATTTGTTATCTTTCTGTTCTGCATGTTTTTTTGTATCGGACTCTGGCGAGTCGTAAGGGTTCAACTTACCAATTTCTGCACGACCAGTATCTCGCCTTCCACTTCGGGCCGGGAGCAGTGTCGCACTTGTGTCTAGCTCTAAAGCTTTTTCTGTTTTTTGGATTATCTTTTTTAATTTCCATATTTGGATCGCCAAACCTTACGATAACAACTTTTCCCGATCCGTTTTTAGTATAGACCGCAAACTTCTTTGGCCCATCTGGAGTTCTAAAGGGTTTACCTAGCTGAACTTTTCTCCCTTGATACTCTGCCGCCTGAGTTGGAATTAAAGTTCTACCATCTTTTTTGTAGATACCTTTTCTCTCGTACTCGTAAATCTCTCCAGTCTTAGGGTCTTTATATTTATGGCCGTTCTGTGCTTTTTTCCAAGATTCTGGATCTGGACGATCCTTATCCCCTCTTTTAGCTGGCTTATACTTTTTGCCTTCTCGCTCTTTCTTTTTGCGAATATTTTCCCACAATCCGGGTTTCGCTTCAGAGACATCCCACTCCTCAGCTTCTTCGCCCCAATCTTCGTATTCAGCCTCTGCTGGTACATAAAAGTTATCTTCTGTAAGCTCTTCTTCTGAACCATAAGTGTCGAAGTAAAACTTCTCATCTGCTTCCTTAATATAGTCTGTCATTTTTTACCCTTGTTTTAAAATGTAGTTTGTTTTACCCCGGTGCCTCATAAAATCCTATATTAAAGCCTTCTCTGGTACAATCTTCCATCGTTTTTTCCATGCCCTGTTCTTTAAGGCTCTCCTCTATATGTATACACATTTTTTTGTCTGTTCCCGGCCAATTATTCTTGGCAAAGTGACAGAGGTACTTGCATTTCCAGTGTTTTCTCGTACGATCTAGTAATTTAGGGCTGTTATTCTGTCTAATTTCTTCAACTCTATTCTTTAGCATCTCTAAAAATCTAACTTCATCTTCTTTTCCAAAGCATAGACTAAAGGGTTTAGGGTCTGGATTCCCGTCTATATCCTTATAAAAGAATATGCTCATGATCCTATTGGGGAAATCAGGATAAAGTTTAGATATAGCATAGAAATATAGCAATAGTTGTGCATCTTTTTCCAGCTTTTCGTAGTCTTTAACCTCTCCAGTAGCCCAGTCCATACGTCTACCTGTTTTCCAGTCAACTACCTCAATTGTGTCATCATTGATCTTTGTAACTAGGTCGATAGTCCCCTTAATAGCAAGTTGTCCTTCAATCTTTTCTCCATTTATTTCATATTCAAACTTGGCCCAATCTTCTTCAATAGGTATGTCAAAATGTGGTTCTGGATGATGGATATTTCTGAGTCTAGGGTCAAACTGTCCATCGCTATGTGTAAGAAATGTATAGACAGTCTCGGCTATATCTCTTCTGTCTTTTGGGCCAAACTTATGCTTAGAGTTTTTGGCGTAGCAATCTATGGCAATTTCACATAGCTCATCTACAAACTCGTCTGTGTAAAGTCTATCTTTATGAATTCTTATCTTGCCAGCGGCATCATCATCTACGACAAGGTATTTTTTTCTTGAGTTATCCTGTTGGAACTTTTTAAGTCCCGCTAGTATCTCCATAACCTTATGTGCCATGGTTCCCATGTCAGCCTTTTTACCACTGTCTGACTGGTGTCCTAAAACATAGGTTATAAAATACTGCATCTCACAGTATGAATAATTATTATAGCTTGAACTTCTAACATAAGTGACTATCATTATTTCCCCTTAAGGTTTTGATAAAGATTATTAACCATAACCATGAGGTTATCTAGGCTGTCGTTGTTGTTTTTAATTGTGTGCTCAAAAGGATATTCGTCTAGAGCTTTTTCGCTAGAGTGTTCATCCTTAAATACATGTCTTGTTAGGCGGAGAAGCGTTCCTCCTGCTTTTTCAATAGCTTTAGCTTCATTTGGAAATCTTACATCCGCTATTATGGCTAGCTCTGGTTGTTCTTTTTTTATTTCTTGTAGGCAACTGTCTACCCAGACAGGCTCGTACATTTTACGACATACATCTGTACCAAAGAACTGCATAAACTCACGAGCGGTCATCGAGCCTTCTTTCCAATCAAAAGATCTTATTGCGTCAGGGGCTTTGATCATTTTTTTCATAATTGTGGAGTTTATTGCTTTTGGCATATTCTCCCACAGCAAGTGGTCTTGAAGTTGATTCTTCTGTTCGTCTGTTCCAAATACACATTCTTCTGGGATGTTAAATAGCTTTACGCATATCCATTTAAGATGGTCCGCAAAACTGTAGAGTTTAACATAAGGCCACATGTTATGTTCTGCGTACTGTGAAAATGCTTCGTCTTTTCTTGTTATGTTAAATTGACCCCAACCCTCTTGACCTTCACCGTTTTCTGTCAGGATCATCAACTGACCTGAGCCGTCAACGTTCCAATCTTTAATGAGTCCGTTCTCTTTTAGAACAGTCCCATGTATAATATTCGCCACAGTGTTTTTACCTGCTTGCTTCTTTCCAGAAATGCCCAATATCTTCATTAAAAATGTCCTTGTAAGTTATCTAATATGTCCTGTTTAATTTTATCTGTAAACATGTTGCCCAAGTCTTTAGTTTTCATCTTCGGGAAGATCAGCTTGAACATTCTAGACATGTCTCTTTTTATCTTGATCTTAGCTTCTCTTCCTGCTTGGTCGTTATCTGTTAGTATAACAAGCTTTGTCACTCCACTGTTAAGCAATAGAGATCTTTGACTTCTTGATATATCCTTACCAAAAAGACCTACCGCGTTATAGACTCCAGCCTCGTATAGTTTCCAAACGTCGCCTTGCCCTTCTACTAAAAATATACATCCAATCTCTTGTGCTCTTTTTATGGCGTTGTCGTAGTTGTATAGGTAATCTGTTTTTTTAAAACCTTCCGAGAACAGATACTTGGGTTGCACCCATTCTTGTGTTGCTCTAGCTATGAAACCAATCTTGCCTTGTTTATAGACTACAGGTATTATTGACCTGTTTCTCATTACGAACGAGTCGCTGTCACGAACACCGAAGTGCTTTAGAGTTTCTCTATTGAATCCTCTGCTCTCAAAATAGGGCGACCCTCCTAGCATCTTTTTGGGGAATGGTCCAATAAACGTTTCTGTAGGGTTTGCTATCTTTTGTCTTTCTTTCTTAAACTGCTTTACTAGTTTCTTAAATAGTTCACTGTCTTTATCTAGATTGCTCTTTTGTTTTTTATTCGTCTTCGCTCCATCCACGCTGTATAGATTGCATACGTATCTTAAAATCTCTGAGAAGTTGTCTGTTTTTAAACAACCTCCAATGAAACCGAATATATCTGTACTTGAATCTTCGTGACATCCGCGAGTCCAACATCTCCAAGCCTTTCTATACAAAGAGATAGATAAGCCTTGCGGGTTGTCGCTGCCCGCATGGATAGGACAGCACATAAATATATTATCGTCCTGACGCTCATATTCCAACTCTAAATCTTCCAAAAGCAAATCTATATCATCAAATATTATATCTTTTACTTTTTTAAGGTCTAAGGTTTTTTCTCGTACACTCTTGCTATGCATTATAATTTTTCTACTGATGAATCGTTGTGAGTTCTATTTACACGTACAAAACGTGCTGTTTTGCTAAAATCTTTTAACGAAGTAGCACCAGTATAAGCACAAGCACTACGTACACCCCCAAGAATATCATTGATAACAACCTCTGCTTTTCCTTTATAGGCAACTTTTTGAACCCTACCTTCGCTAGAACGATAGTCTAGGAGACCTTCTCCATGTTTTTCCTGAGCCTTTTTAGATGACATGCCATAGAATGTTAGGTATTTTGTTCCCGCCTTTTCTACCCACTCACCTTCGCACTCTGCGGTTCCAGCTAACATTCCTCCTAGCATAACAAAATCAGCACCCGCTCCATAAGCCTTGGCTACGTCTGCTGGGTAGCGACAACCTCCATCGGCACATATCAAACCAAGACGACCAGAGTCTGATCGTAACCCATGAGCAACGTGTGAGCACTCCGCTATAGCCGAGAGCTGTGGATAACCAACGCCAGCCTTTAATCTGGTTGTACATGCAGATCCGGGGCCAATGCCAACCTTAACAATATCAACTTCTCCATGTAAGATTAGTTCAGAAACCATCTCTGGTGTAGCTACGTTTCCAGCCATTATAATTGAATCAGGAAACTCCAGTCTAATTTTACCGCACCAGTCTACAAATTTCTCGGTGTATCCATTGGCTATATCAATGCAGATGTTTGGTGAAGAATTCATGTTCTCAGAAATATCAAGCAGTTTGTCTAGCTCTCTTTTCCAGTCCATACCCACGCTAACCCAAACATTAGGTTCTACGTTATAGTACTTAAAATAGCTTTCTATATCTTCTGCTTCATAGTACTTACTAAGGCAGGTTATAGCCTCATAGTTACTTAATGCTGCACCCATCTTAAATGTTCCTGTGGTGTCCATGTTTGCCGCCATCAAAGGAACTCCATGCCATTCTTTAGGAGAGTGGTAGAACTTAAAATTTCTCTTGAGGTCTACTTCCCTTCTACTTGCAGCCGCTGATCTTTGTGGAACAAGTAAGACATCATCAAAGTCTAGTTTTACATCGTTATCAATCTTCATCTTGTACCTCAAATGGTAAGTCTGCACCTTCTATAACTCCGTCATCCGGAGACGATCTTATTTCATCTCTGGTTCTAAGCTCATTTAACTGCGAGTGAGAACCAATCATATTCATATTAATATAGTTACCATCGAGCAATCCAGCTCCGTGTCTGGCCTTTAGTGTCACAAGTTTTCTATTACCTGCGTTTGGGCCGTCCTCAGCCAGCTCTTCTGCTGACTTTAATTTAAATATCGAGAATGATGTACACAGCCAGATGAGTCTATCAGATCCACTCACGACATCGGTGGACTCTTTGGTAATACCATCTCTATTTAACTGCACAAACGAGAGACATGGAAAATCAAACTTAACAGCCAAGTTGTGTAGATTGGTAATTTGAAACCCAAGTGCTTGATACTCTTGCATGTTATTGTTTATAGAGGTAGACGACATAAGCTTCAGGTAATCGTAGACAACCAAGCAGTCATTGGTTCTTCCGTACTCATCTTGCCCAACATCCTGAATAATCCAGCGTTTAATTGTGTTCATAATAGTTTCAAAGGGAGCACCCGCAACGCTTACGTACGTATACGGGATATCTCTAATTTCTTCTATTGCCTCTTGAACTCTGATTGTTTTTTCATCATCTTCAGCAAACTGACCTGTCGAAACTTCTCCAATAGGGACTCCACTTATGTTAGAAATAATTCTATTTAGGTGATCTTCTTTTGACATCTCGGTGTCTAGCATGAGAACAGGGATGCCTTTCCTAGCATTGTGGAGTGCTACATTGTCGGCAAATACTGATTTACCAACTCCGGGCCTTGCAGAAACCAGATCAACACACTTGCGGCGGAGGCCACCGCCAACAACAGCGTCAAATCTAGGAAAGCCACTAGATATTCCAATTTGATCACACTTGTTCTCTATTAAGAATTGTAGGTATTCGTCGATGTCGTCCCCAAGCTTTTCTGGCTTTTGACCAACGTCATCCTGTCTAAGGAATTCAGTTATTGGGGATTCAATGAGATTGACAATCTCGTCAATTGTCTCGTCACCATTGATATTATCTATGTCTTTGCCAATTTTATGGGCTATGCGTTTAGCCTGCCTTGCAAGTTCAAACTTTTTTATCTGGGCCGCGAAGTGTGGAACATTCTCCTTCTTGACGGGGTACTCCATCAAGTCGCGAATGTAGTCAAGCTCTTGTTCCGTTTGAACTACTTCAGAAAGGTTTAGTTGTTCTGAGGCTGACAAGATAGCTGGCAGATCTATCTCTGCCTCATTCTGTAAAACTTTCTCTACACACTTATAAATTACTTGATTGTTTCTGTGTGAGAAACTGCTATGAGTTAGAAAATCTGATATCTCTACGTATGCTTCTAGACCATATGCAAACAGTCCTGCTAATACAGCACGTTCCGAACCTACGTCGGAAAGATTTGATTCCATGTTACTTATCTTCCTGTACAACGGTTACATCTAATATATTCACCATGAACTAAACTCTCGTTCATAGCGAATGATTTTCCACAAACGTGACACTCAACTTGCACTTTGTTGGGCTTATCTCTTCTTCTAGGAGTGCGAGTCTTTTCAAACTTTTCGTAGTCAACCTTGCCCTCTCTATGTTCTCCGTCGTCTACCCAATTGTTCTTTCTTGCCTTAACCACTTTTTTGTTACCTTTAGCTTCTTTTCTATTAACAGAAAAATCCTCATTTACAGTAGTAATACGAGGTTCAGAGGAAACCGTTTCCTCTTTTGTCTCAAATGTTTCTACATCCTTAACGTTGCTGTTTAGTAGACCCTTAACAAGTTGATCTTTTTGATCGGAGGTAAGAGACTCTAGCAGCACTTTTACTATATCGTCACTCATTTTCTTCTACCTTTTTCAATTAAAATGTCGGCCTTCCGGCGTACG